AGTGAGGATGAGCGCGCCCGTGAATCGCACCTGCCGAACCGCACCCGCCGCGGACGTGCCAAGCCCCGTGATCGTCGTTGTCCCGGTGACGTCAACGAAGTCCCCCGTGGCCGCGCTCAAGTCGGTTGTAGTCGCGCTCGCAATGTCGCTGCCCTTCGTGGCGTAGAGCGTCAGGTCTGAGTCGGCCGGCTGAAACGAGCTGGCAGCCACGACGGACACCGAGCTTGAGCCGGTGAAGATGGGAAGCGTGTTGTTGACCCAAGTGAGCGAGGACAACGCGGCCAGCTTGGCGTCAAGCGACGACGCCGGCACAAGATTCCAGGCGGTGCCGTCGAAGTAGCAAACCACGCTTGAGTCGAATGCCGTTCCGGTGCCGGCCACAGTTTGCAGCAGCGTCCCGCCGCTCGTGGCGTCGCGGATTTCAACGATCGGATTGGCGCTGGCCGCAATGGACAAAACGAACGTGACCAGATCACCGCGCAGCCGGTTTGCGACCGGCAGATACAAGACGGCGGTGTAGGTGCCAGAACCGGCAGCAGCGGACACCGCAGCCACGTGCTGACGGCTGTTGGTTTCGGGCGCAATGCTAGTGTTGCCCGCCGCACTGACGGCCTCGTATTGGTAGCTTGCCGCACCGTCAACGCCCGCCTCGGAAACGGCGCTGACCTCGCAGAATTCGCCGTCGTAGGCGGATGGGTAAGGATCCACGCCGGGCACGAGGTCGAAGCTAGCCGAGTCGCCGCCGCCGTTGCTGGAATACTCATTGCCCGCGAGATTGGTGGCGTGCGTGAGCGTCAGCGTTGCGCCGGGGTCAACTACGACCCCAAGCACGTAATCAAATGGCACAGCCGACGAGCTGCCGGAGGTGCGGTTAAGATAAATGGTCTGCGCCGGGCTGCTGATTTGCAGCTTGAGCGTCACAGAATTGGCCGGAACGGTGCCGCCTGAGTTGATGCCGATTCCCGCCGTCGCGTCCATTTCCAAGTTGCTGCCGCCGGTCGGTGTGAAGCGACTAGCCACGCCACGCACACGCAATTTCATCGTGGCACGGCGTCCCGAAAGCCCGGCGATGGTGCCGGTATCAACGACCGACGCGTAGGTGGCATATACCGACGAAGGCGTGACGCCGGACGATCGCGGGTTGGCGACGCGCAAGGGTGCGTCCAAAGTGAAGTCGCGATGAACAGCCGGGCGCAGCTCGAAGGTGTCGCCCGTGCGCGGGAATGAATCACCCTCGGACGCGGGAACGGCCGCTTCCAGCAGGTCGGCAAACAGACTCGCGTCAACGTCCGTGGGCAGTCCGGCCGCACCGGTCAACACCTCGTTCTTGACCGTCACCGTGGTTTGAAACGTGAACTCGTCCGTCCCGTCTCCCAGCTCAACCTCGAACGTCTTTGACACCTCGCCGCTCGCCGCATCGAGCGCGTCGTTCATCTGCGTGGTGTTGATGTTCAGGGTGCCGGTGAAGCAGGAATCACCCGCATCCCAAGTTAGATTCGCGTAACACAGCACCGAACCGCCCGGCGTGCCGATGCCCACCCGGCAGTCAAACGCCGAAACGTCCGTGGCGATTTCGACCGGCGATGACACGCCGCCCGATGGGGTAGGGCTCAGGAAAAACACGCGCAGCGCAACGCTCTCCTCGCGGTAGAACTTGGGCAGCGTGTAGGCGGAAAGATTCTTGTCCGATTGGACAAACGCGCCCGTCTGGCTGCTCGGCTTCAGGTTGATGTAGAGGTCGCGCGCTGCCATTGTCTGATTAGGTTAGCTTATGTGACGGTTTTTGGCAAGGTTACTCGCCAACGACCAGACCGCTTGAGTCGGTGAGCACGTTCCCGACCGCTGACCACGAGCGCCAAGCCCTGCCATCAGCGTTTATATCGGTCCACGTTGGAATGGTTTCGGTGCCAACCGGAGAACCGGCGTCGTAGGCGTCCAACGTCGCGTCGTCAATCGTAGCCCCCACCATGCTCAACTGCTGATTAGTTGCGATGATGTAGCTGTAAGGCGTCCCGCCGCTGTTCACGCGGCTGCCGTTGCTCAGGGAATCAGCCTCGGCGATGTAGGGCGGCCAGGTGACTTGGTGATGGTATTCTTGATCTGTGCCCACCGCGTCCAAGTTGCGCACCTTTAGGAAGTGGCCTTCCTCGACCGGCCATGTGCCCGTGTCCGTCTCAGCTTGGGCCGTGATGGTGTGGCCGGCAAACGAGTAGCTTGTGCTTGAGTCGAAGCCATTCAACCTCGCGAGCGCGTCCGGCTTCCATACCAGCAGCGTTTCGTCGCTGTCGGAGTCGTAGCATTCCAAGGCGAGCCACCCCTCGCGGTCAACGCGCAGATACCGAAACTCGACCGCAACCAAGGCCGGGCGTCGGCCACGGGATGACAGGCGCGACACGCCCGCGGTTGTTTGCGAGGTGAACACGCCGGGCGACGAGATGGGCCGAAGCGAATTGATGGCCGCGGCCAGCTTGTCCAGCTCTGCGCCGAGCTTTCCGCCCAGCTTTGATTTGGGAAGCGGCAAGCTCACGAGACGCGCGGGTAAATGCTGCTGATGCGGTCGCCGTGCCACCACTCAAGCGTGACAACCCATTTGCCGTTGCTCTGCTGCTCCTTGGTGCCGTTGCGAGCCAGCCATTCGCCCGTGGCCGGCATTTCGGATTGCACGGCGGCCGGCGGCGAAAAAGCGGTGATGAGTTGCGCGCGCGAATAAACCTTGTTCGCGTTGGAAAGGTAGGCCACTGCCGAGCTGTAGCCCGACATGATCTTGGTTCGTCGCAGGACGATTTGCGAAATGGCAAACGAAGTGCGCCCGGCGTTGATCTCGTCAACGAACGCCTGCGCGTCGGTGTCAACGAGTGCATACGCCTGAGCGTAAGTCCATTTGCCGTCGAGGTAATCGCGCACCGTTGACTTGTCCTCGGCGCTGGCGATGGCGTCGAACGCGTCCGACTCAAGAATGGACTGTTCCAACTCATTCGAGACGACGCTCCACGTGGTTACGATTTGCGAATCATCGGAAACGCTTGAGCCGTCCTGCGCGTTATCAAACCACGCCTCGACGGTGGCCAGTGGCCCTTCCTCGGGGATGACGCGAACGTTAATGCCGTCCACGATGAGCGACGGAATGAACGCGTTGACGGATTCTTTTAGCCCTTTCCATCGGCGCACCGAGCGCCAGCCGTCGCGCACGCTGTAATTGCGCTCGGGTTCAAGCTCGACGAGCTGAGAATCGCCGCGAATCACCAAGCTCATGCGATGGCCTCCGCGGTTTGGCCGGTCGCCGTGGCGATGCGGTCGAGCTTGTTGTTGGCCGCGGCAATGCCGCGGTTGATGTTCTCAAGATGGCGCACCTGGGGCGCGTTGCGGTCCGTCTTGCCGAATGAGAACCCGATGCGCTCCAGCGCGTTGACGCTTGGGTCTGCGGACTGATTGCGCACGGCCGGCTCAAGCGCCTTGAGCTGTGCCTGAGCGTCCAGCACTTCGGCTTGTTTCTTGATCATCTGCTCCTCGGCGTCGCGGTCCTCCGCTGCGACAACTGAAAGGTCGGCAATCTGCTTTCGCAGTTCGGCAATGCGCCGCTCGGCGGCGAGTCGTTGTTCAGCGGCAGGGAGAAGCTTCAGTTCCTTGTCGGCAATCTGCTCGCGAATCTTGGCAATGCGCTGGTCCTGCGTTTCGATGGCGCTCGCCCGCTGACCGCGAGCACCCACCGCCCCGCCCGCTTCGCGCTGGCGGCGTTCGGCGGCAGCTTGGGCAACGGCAGACGCCTCGGCAACGCGCTGCGCCTCCTGATCCGCCAACGCCTGCTGCGCGCCTTCCATCCCGCCGCCAAAGAAGCCACCAAAGAACGCTCCCGCATTCTTGACGCCACGAATGAACGCGGTGATGGCGTCGCTGACAAATACGATCGCCGGGGCAAGCTGAACCTTCAGCGTATGCGCCATCACGGCCAGCTTGTCGCCCGCCTCGTCGAGCGCGAAGATGTCGGCCTCGGAAATGATCGCCCCCGAATCGCGCGCCTGCTTCGCCGCTTCATCGAGTCCCAGCTTGAATGTCGGGATGAGCTGGCCCGCCGACTTACCGCCCACGTCTTTGAGCGCGCCAATCAAGTCCTGAGAATTCCCGCTTTGAACAGAGCGGCCGATTTGCCGAGTGATGTCCTCGATGCGCTTGGTTTTGAGGTCTTCCAGAGAAACGCCGAGCCGGTTAAAGCTGCGAATGATGTCTTCATTTCCTTCCAAGGCGTCGTCGCGCGCGCTGCCTAGTTTTTCGAGAAAGCCGGTGAAGGTGTCCACGTTCGCGCCGGAAATGCGGGCCGCGAAGTCGACCTCTTGCAGCGCGTCCGTGGACACGTTCAGCCGGTCAGCCAAGTCCGAAATGTGCCCGCCGTAATCAATCGTTGCCTTGGTGGCCGCGGTGATGGCGGCGACGCCAAACGCGCCGGCAATCGCGCCTTTGAGATTGGAATTGAGATCACGCGAAAGCCCCTTGGTGGCGCTCTCGGCCTGCTTGATTCCGGCCTTGAATCCGGTTGAATCCAAGCCCAGCTTCGCGATGATGGACAGCAGAGCCATTAGTTAAGCCCCATCCTTTCCACCATCCGCAAATGCAACGCGTCCGCCTGCTTTTGCAGTTCCGCGGTGTCCTCGGCGTCGGCAATCTTGCAGTTCCCCTCGATGGCTTGCAGGGTGAAATAATCCCAAAGACACAAGCCCCACGGGCGATTCAAGACTTGATCGTCGGTTAGGTGCAGCTTGCTTTGCAGCCCAATCTTGACCGACTGAACGAGCGGAACTGATATGGTCTGCCCCGTCTTGCTCGGGTCAACGCTAAACAGCGGGAATGAGCTGCCGTCGCGCACGTATTGAGCAAAGCGGTTGGCGGCTTCGTGGGGAGAAAAGCTGGGCTGCGACTTGCCAAACAGCGGCTTCCGGATCAATCGCTTTTGCCACTTGGCGACGTGCTCGGGAAGCGCCGGATTGTCCAGGTCGGCGATGGCGTCGGCGTAGGTCTGCGAGCAGATGACGATGCCTTGGATGAGATCGGCAAGCGTCGGCGTTTCGCCCGTGCCAAAGGCGTTGTCGAAGCGATTCAACAACAGCACGTGGCCGAGCGAAAACGGCATGAGCCGCACGCCTAGAAGGGTGACCGGCTCAGGGATTGCGGCTTGGTAGAAGTCCGCGCCCATTGCGGTGTTTTGATTAGCTGGCCGCGACGGTGGCGAGGTGGGTCTCGTAACGTCGCAGGACCATCGTAAGAGTGGTGGCACCGTCCACGCGCTTGTTGACGTTGCCCGAAATGAAGATGTAAGTGCCGGTTCCGTCGCCCGTGCTGCTGCCGATAATCTGCGAGCCGGTGTCATCGGTGTCGGCCACGGTGATGTCAGCGCCGAGATCCGGAAGGATGGCGCACGCCTTGGCCGCTGCGAGCGTCGCTCCGCTGGGAACCACCTCGACCGTGATTTCCTCTTTGCGGTTGTAAAGGTTGAGGCTTTTTACCACGCCATCAGAGCCCTTGGTTTCGGCCTCGTCGCCGCCGAGGCCGTAGCTGACGGACTGGACAATGCCGGTGGCATAAACCCCCGTGCCGGAAAGCGCGAAGTTGGGGAGTGACCAAACGATGCCCGTGCCTTTTTGAACGCTCATAAGTTATTCTTCTGTTGCGATAACTTGCCCTAATGCTGCGCGCGCGTCAAGGGTCAAACGTCCGAAGGGCAGCACGTCACGCGAAACGTCATTTCCGACAGGTGGGAATCATCCTCGACGCGTTGCTGGCTGGCCCCAAGCTCCACGCCGAGCGCGGTGAAGTCGGACACCGCGGCACTAAGGGAAGCGGCCGCGGTTGAGTCGGCCAAGGTGTCAAAGATGCCAGATGCGCGCGTCTCGTGCTGCGTCGGCGTAGAGTCGCTTTTATTGCTGCGAACGGTCAACACAAGGTCAACGACCTGCAAGCCGGTTTGCGCGAGACCTGGCGGCGGAACGGCGGTGCCGGCCTCGCAGATGACACAAGGCAGCGTAACCGCGTCGGTGTCGAGTCCGGTGAACACCGCGCAGGACGCAGTGGCCGCAGCGGTGGCCACGACGGAAGCTGCCGCGCGTTCCAGCTTGGATTGAATCGAGTTGTAGCTCATGGCTTTACGGTGTTGGCGGCCTGCTGGGCCTTGTTGGCGAGGTATTGTTCCATGTCGGCCGTCACCAAAACGAACGCGTTGGAAAGAGCCTTCACGATGATGGCCTCGGCCTTGGGTCGGTTCTCAAGCGGCGTTGAATTGTTTTCCAAAATGGCGACCGGGTTCAGCACGTCGCGCGCCTTGGTGGCCCGGCCAAATCCCCTGCCCTTGACGCGCGGCGCTCCGCCGGATGCCTTGATGAATGTCCGCATGGCTGGAATCCAGCCGGCCGCGAGAAAGCCGCCTGAGCCGACGCGCTTCTTGATCCAGCCCGGCAGCTTTGCGGTTAGCCCGGTCGTGTTCTCAAGCTGGCCGAGGCGGCGAAGTTGGGCAACGAACAGCGAACGCGCGCGGGCCAGCTTTGACTTGTCGCTGCCGACGGTCACGCGGTTGCCTTTGAGCAGCTTTCCGCTTTTGCCTTTGACCCGGCCCAGCGTTGCGCCGAGTTCGGCGGCAATCTTCTGCCGGTCGGCCTTGGCGGTGCCTTGATAGGCGCGCGAGGCTAGGTCGCCGGCCTTGGAATTGATCGCCTGCGCGAGCGTGCGCGAGGTCGTGGCGACATACTCCTTCAGCGCCTTGTCGAATTCGCGCGTGTCAATTTGCAGGTTGGCGCTCATCGGCAGCGGTTCGGCACAAGCAACGGCGGAAACGTCGGCGCGTAATGCGGTTGCCGCGCCTTGGCCAGCGTCAACTCACGGTCAAGCTCGCGCAGCTCGCGCCGGTTGGCGGCGGCAATCCGCGCGCGGATTTCAGCAACGGCGGCGTGTTCGTTTATCGGTTGACGGCAGAGCATTGGTATTTGATCTCCACATTGGTTTGACCGGACCCGAGTCGATCAATGCGATAGGCTAACGAGCGGTGCGTGATGGTGTTGCCGACGGCTGGCGGCGTGACCGGGAGGTCAGCGGCGCGCACGGTGAAGGTGGCGTCGAAATCGTCCAGAAAGCCGCCTGGCTCGTTCTTTCTGCCCTTCTCGCGGAACGTCACCGAGCAAGGAATCGTGCTGGCACCAAACGTAAGCGTCTCAGCCAGCTCGGCAAAGATGGCGGCAAGGTCGGTGGCTTGTTCGGTTTGCAGGCTCATGCTGGTGCTACGCTACCATTAGTCGGCCTTATTTACAACGGGAGGCGGCGCTTCGGTCGTGGCGGTGCTATGCCGGTAGAAGTGCAACACCTTGGGGATGTGAATGTCGCCGAGGTTGGCCAGCGCACACAGCGGCGCGGCAAAAGCCCAGTCTTCGCCGTAGTTGGACGCGGGGAAGCCCGATTGAACGGCCAGCGACCGACGCCAGGCGCAGACGTGCCACGCGTTGCGCCGCGTCACCCCACCCGGCTTGAATGGCTCGTTAGGATTGCCCAGCCGGAACTCGATTTCGCTGGTCAACTCGTTGACCGTGGCCCGTTGCCGGAACGTGATGACATCAGGCAGCAGCGGAGCGGCGGCCACGAGTTCGGCCACATAATCGTCACTTACCCAATCGTCATCATCGACGAACGCCACGAAGACACCGCGAGCCGCACGCAGCAACGCGTCGCGCTTTTCGCCGATGGTCCGCTGCTTGTTGTCCATCAAGATCAGGTGCTCGACCGGAAGCCCGGTCGTTTGCGCGGCGAGGTGTTCGGACAATCGGCGCACCTGATCGAAGCGCGACGGGACGGCCGGGGTGAGGATGGAGAGAAGCGGTTTACTCATAAAACATGGCCCACAGGCAGCCCATCGGCCGGGCCTTGGGTATATCCTCGCGCACGGCGCGCATGACCGGCTCGTGTTGGGCGTCGTGGCCGGCGAGGATTCCGCCCTTGCGAATCTTGCCCCGCCACGCGCACAGGTCGCGCTTCACGCTGTCGTAATCGTGCGCCGCGTCAATCCACGCAAAGGCAAGATTGTCAGGCACCAGCTTGGCCGCTTCGGCGCTGTCGGACTCGATGATGGTCACCATGTCGCGCACGCCGCAGCGGTCGAGGTTTGCCTCGAATTCCGGCCGGCCTGAGTCGGTGAAGTTATCGACCGCGAAGATGTGGACGCGCTTCTTGGCGCGCTGGCAGGCCTGTGCCAGAAACGCCAATGACCGCCCCTTGAAAACACCCACCTCGGCCACGGTGTCTCCGTCTTTTAGCCACTTGGCAATCTGGTCGTAGAAGCCGATGTAATTGAAAAAGCCGGGCACCGTTGACCAGTCGCGACCGCTGGCCAGCCACTTCATCACGCGTTCGCCTTCGGCGTATCTTGCCGGGGCGTTCTGCGCCTCATAGGTTGCGTCGGATGGCTTCTTGCCGCCGGCCGGGTGGTCGTGCGTGAATACCAGATCACGCGCCTCGATGACCTGACCGCGCGCGTAGGCGCAGTTGGTGAAATAGTTGTCCGAATAAACGCCCGTGAACTGCGGATGAAACAGGAAGCCGTCTTGCGCGCAGTAGGCTCGCGTGGCAATGGCCATGCAAAGGAGTTGGTCGTTTCGCAGCCCGTCGGAGATGGCCAGCACGGCGGGTTGATTCACGTCGCCGATGCGCTTCAAAATCTCGCTGTCCCAATACGGGGTCGGCACCCAATCATCCGAAAGCTGAACCACGACGGGCGCGGCGGTCGCCCAAAGGGCATGATTCCAAGCGGCCACGCAACCACCGCCCGGCTCGATTCTCAGGTGGTGCATTCGCGAAAGCGGTTCGCTCTCCTTGTCGTCCGCATCAAAAACAAAGATGTGTTCGACCTGCTCGGGCCGTTCGGCGAGGTCAAGCCACGCCTTGCGCGCGCGGCTGGCCTGCACTGCGCGTCCACGGGTGGCATGTAGCAACGCGATGCGCGGCCCGCCGGCAGCGGCCAACGAACGGCGGCGGATGTCTTCTGCCTCGCGGGCCAGCCCGTTCGCGCGCAGTGCTTGGGCCAAGATGTCGTCACCGAGCCAGCCGTAAGCCCCGGCGCGGTCGTTCCAGTCGGCCACGGGTGGCGCTGGTGTGCCGTCCATTTGCCGTGCGTAGGCGAGCCCGTCGGCGTTGTTGCCGTAGTCCAGCGAATTGCAGACAAGCATCCCCAGCGCCTCGCGGCGTTTTGGGTCCGCGGCGTAGGCTTGATGCAGGAATGAAGCCTTGACGTTGGGGTCTTTTGAGATGCGCGACAGGTTGAGAAAAAGCTCGTAACGTTCCGGCGTGCCGATGTCTGGACTGGCCAGAGCCTTTTTTGCCGCGGCAATGCTCCCCTCAATGTCCCCTGCCCCGGTCAATTCGCCGTGCAGATGATACCAGAGCCCCGCGGTCATTTCCGTTTCGGGAATGGAGCGGAGGATGCGCAGGTTGCGCTCGTTGCTGCCCGTTTTGGTGAGGTGCGGAACGTGGGTCACAATCACGTCGCTGGCTTCCTCGACGCGCGGCGGTTGCACCTTGAACTCGAAACACTCGTGGACTGGATGCGCCCACCGGCCCGCCTCGCGCAAAATGAGCCTTTCGCGCGGAACGCTGACGCCCCGGCCGATGATCTTGTAGGGCATCACGAAGCCAGCAAACCCGCCGCGCTGGGCCAAGGCTCGCGCCTTTTCCGCGCCCGCCTCCAAAACGTCGTCAGTGTCGCACCAGAAGGCCCAAGGATGAGCCGCGAGATCAAAGCTCATCTGGCGCGCAGCGGCGAAGCTGTCCACGTGCGGCCAATCCTGGTGCGCCTCGGCGTTGCGGTATTCGCCGATCACGAGCGGCTTGCCGACCTCGGCGCAAACCTGCCGCGCGAGTTCGATGGTGTTGTCCGGCTTTTGCGAACCAATGGCGCGCACCAGCACGATTTCATCGGCGACCGGAGCGAAGCTGCGAAGGCAGCGCTCGATGTATTCGGCGACGTTTCCAACGATTAGGCAGAGGCTTATCATGATGTTTTTGTCGAGTTCGTCTAGGCGCGGACCGTGATTGCTTCCTTTGATTGAGCGGCGCGAGAACGAACGCGCTCTGATTGCATTGCGGCGTGATAGTCTGCCAGCATTTGCGGCGGCACGTCCACGATGCCGGTGACCGTTTCGGGGTCATATCCGTGCGTGTGATGCAGGGCGGCCAGTGATTCTCCGCTCATGCCGAGCTTGGCAACCAGCTTGGGCACCTCCTTTTCGGCGCGCGCGAACAGGTCGAACGCCTTGCGCTCTTCGCCAATGATCACGTCCTCAATTTCCGGCGACGGTTGACGCTTTGCACATTCCGCAGGCAGATCATCCCAGCGCACTTGCTCGCGTGTTCGACCGCACCAACGACAGGCGCTCTCTCGCAGCGAGCTTGTGAAGTTGTGGGCCTTCGGGTCGCATCGGAAGTGCGGCACGTGGTAGGCGTGGAATGCCTTCATCACGCCATCACGTGCACCCGTGTTTTCTCGAAAGTATTTGTGTGCGATTGCTGAAAGCGCCGCTTTGGCTGTTGGATTCATAAAGCAAAAGGCCCGGCGCGTGCGGCACCGGGCCAGAAGCCCGCGAGCTTTGAAAGTGAAATGACGCCGCACGCATCACCTCACTTGGGGAGAAAAGAACGACTTACACGAACGCGACCTCTTGCCAGTCGGACCCGTTGTAGAAGTAAAGCTTGTGATCGGTCCCGGCGTAGAGCATCCCTTCGGCTGCCGGGCTGGGAGCGGACGCCAGCGGCGTCAACGCAACGTGAGCACCGGTGGAAAGCGCGCCCGTGGCCGCAAGGGTGACGACCGTAGTTGCGCCATCAACGTTCAGGTTGCCGTTGACGTCAGCGTCCCCGGCAACCTGATGATTGCCGGGGACGAAGATTCCACCGTTGGCTTGGGATGCCATGAGATTAGTCGGTGCGCTTGATCAACCGGGCACCGTTGCTGATGCCAACGCTGTAGCCGTAGTTGGCTTCGAGGTTGATGTAGCGGGTGCCGGTGTTGTTGTCGAAGTGATCGCGCAGCCCGAAGGTCAGGCCCGTCTCAGGGTCGCTGACCGCGCGCGCGTCGTTGTAGGTGTTGCCCGCCTGCGGCATCAGGTAGCGCATGGCCACCGCGATTGACTGCGCGTGACCGGCGAAGCCCATCACCGAGTTGACGGACCCGAAGGCGTCGTTGACTTCCCACATGTCGAAGCCCAAGGCGCGCATGATGCGGCCATCGGCGAGCACGCCGTTGTCCTTGAACATGTAGGCTTGCACGAAATTGGTGACACTCAGGAGCGCGTCGTAGGGCACGCAGTCCAAGATGAGCGCGCGGGGTTCCTTGGGCGCGTTGGCCTGGTTGAGCAGCAGCCGGGCCTTGCGGATCTGCGGAACGTCCAGCGCGGTTGAGGCAACCGCCGTGGCGAGCGCGAAGTTGGCCGTGGTGAGCAGGGTGAAGATGTCTTCGATGACCGCCTGCGCGAGCGCGCGCCCCTGTTGGAACGCGAAGGACTCGAGCGACGCAACCGAAGAGCTGGCCGCGGTGAGGTCGGTCTGACCAATGGGGACGTGCTTGTGGCGGTTGATGCTCACCGTGATGGCGGACTTCGTGCCGCCGCAGATGGCGTAAGAGCCGCCGAATGTGGTGGCGGTCAGGCTCGAAACAAGGGGCACCAACACGGTGTCACCCTTCTGCGAGATCGCGGCCGCGGAAAAGTTCGTGGAGAACGCCGACAGCGGGGCGAGTTCCTTTACGAAACCCTCAAGCGCCTTTTGGGCGAAGATTTCGTTGTCGAGGTTGGTGTATGTGGCCATAGGTTAGGGCTTTGGGGGTTGGTTATTTGCGAGCTGCATTCGCCTGCCGACGGATGTTTTTGGTGTGCTGGCGAAAGAGAAGGGTGCGCTTAACCGGGTCAGACTCGGCGGCGAGCAACGCGGCGTAATCGGTGACGGGAGCATCAGCGCCAGCCACTGGAACCGGAGCGGCACCGACCGCGGCGAGCTGTTCAACGGCCACTTGCGCGGCGCGTTGCTCAACCTGCGCGGCAAAATCACGGTTAGCCTTCTCGGCGTCGGCGAGCTTGGCCGCGAGCGCGTCACGCTCGGCAATCAAGGAAGCCTTCTCGGTGGCCAGTGCGTCGCGTTCAGCGGTGACCGCGGAAAGGTCGGACTGCGCCTGCACGAGCGAAGCGGATGCGGCGGAAAGGTCAGCTTGGGCAGAGGCAACACCGGCCTTGAGTTGGGCGAGCTCTTGAAGTGCTGTCATAAAGTTATGTGATAGTAGCATTAGTGGTGCTTATGCGTCAAGGTCGGCAAGCAACATTTTTTTCGCTGCGTTCAAATCGCCCACCGTGCCGTCGGTCAACTGCACCTTTCCGGCCTCGTAACCCATGAAGGTCTGGCCTTGCATGGATTCGTCGGTGACGCCGGGCCGGTGTTCAATCACGTGCCCCTTGAACACGGCGGCGAGGGAATCAACGCGTTGCTGGATGCTTGCGGCCTGGTCGTCGCTCAGGCTTGTGCCGGGCACGCCTGCGCCCTTGTATTTGCCCGAACGAAACACGCGCACGACAACGCCCATCGCGGCTGCGAGCGCGCTCATGTCTTGGTGCGCGACATAAACTCCGATGCTGCCCACCTCGGCGCTGGGGGTGGCCATGATGGCGCGCGATGGTGCGGCCAGCCAGTAAGCGGCCGAGCAGCAGAGCCCCGCGGTGAATGAGTAAATCGGCTTCTGGCTCGCGGCCTCGGCGATGAATGAGCCAAGCTCAGGCGTGCCACCCACAAAGCCCCCCGGCGAATCGAAGTTAAGCAGGATGGCATTGACCGACTCGTTGCCGAGCGCGTCATCGATGTCGGCGCGAATCCGTGCCGTGTCCACAAAGCCGAAGGCCGCGGCGATGCTGGGCAGTCCGGTGGCGATCGTGCCAACGACGGGCACCGTGGCGATGCCGTCGGCGTCAATCGTCATCCGCGGCAACGGGTCGCCGTAGATGTCGCACTCCTCGCCGGCGTCATTGGTGAAGCAGCGTTGCGGAACGACCGACTCGGCAACGGCGGCAACCTGCGCAGCCCATCGCTTCGGTGAAATCAAGATGATGTCTTGCGATTCGAGAAGTGATTTCATGGCATCTGTGGGTCCGGCTGCGTGGTGACCTGCGGCGGGTTGGCGCTGCGTTGTTGCAATAGCGAGAGCGCGGCCTCGATGGTAATTTTGTGCTTCTCGGCCAGCTTTCCGGCCCGCGTGAGCAAGTCGTCCGCCTCGGCTTCCATCTGCTCGCGCTCTTCCTCCCACCACTTGCCCCGACGCGCGGCAACGTCCTTCAGCGACACGAAGCCCAGCTTGTATTCCTCGCGGTCCACTTGGCTCGAATAGCCCTTGTCCGCGGTGAGTTGTTCGGGTGTCTGGTGCGCGATTTTCCACCAGTCGGGATTCGGCGGCAGTTCGCCGGCCTTGATGGCTTTCGCGATGCGCCATGCGTCAATGCGCGCGGCCATCTTTTGCGCAATGCCTTGGTAAGTCGCGATGGTGCGCTGGGCCACCTCCATGACCATTCGCAGCGAAGCGCCGCCGATCTTGGTGGCGTCGTAAGTGAGTTCCACGGGCCAGTTGATGGCCTGCAAGCCGTCGCGAGTGATGCGATCCCAAAACGCCTGCGAGTTTTGCGACGGTCGGGTGGACTCGGGGAACTCGACGCGGCTGCCGCTGTTCGCGCGGAAAACGCGAATGCTGCCGCCGTCGGCGCGCTCCTCGTAAAGCGTGCCACCGTTCGGGCCGGTGACGGTTGAGATTTCGTCGGCGTTGGTGTCAATCGAGCCTTCTTCGGTGTGTTCGACCACGGCGTAGGAAGCCTCTTTCTTCAGAGCCATCCGCAAAAACTCGAAGGCTTGCTTGCGGTCCTGCCAGTCACGAATGCCCGCGGCTATCTGTGAAGTTCCGCGCGTCTGGTCGCAAAAGTCCGGCCGATAATAAACCGACAAATCATTTGCCGACACGTCCACAAACTCACCGCCAGCATCATAAACGCGCCAAGCGATCGTGCGGCCGTAGCGGTTCAAGATCGCACCGTTTACCAGCAGGTTGCCGGCATAAGGTCCGTCGGTGATTTCGGTTTCCTCGCCCGCCGAGCCGATGCGGTGCGCGGGCACCAACTGAATCTGCGGGTAGGCCGTGCCATCGCTTTCGGTGAGCATCACGGCCGAGTCACCGTCACGGATGATGGACGCAATCGCCACGCGCAACGCGCTTTGCCAGTCGAAGACGCCGCCGCTCAGCACACAAATCTTGTGCCACTCGTAAAGCAGCTCTTCGGCGCGTTCGCCCCAATCGCCCTGCTCACGGCCGTAATATTGCGGGATGAACGCGTCACCAATGGCGACGTTGGCAATCGTGGTGATCGCGTTTTGCAGCGGCGCGACATTCGCAAACAGATAGCGCCCCAGGCTCATCAACTCGCGTTGGCCGGTCGAGGCAACGCTGTTGTAATCCTTGTCCACGCGCACGACGTAGGGCCGCGACGTGTCGTATTGCGCCGCGTCAAAGAGATGGTTGCCGCGCTGTGAACGCGCCGGCCGACCGTAGGCGTTGAGGATCTGAATCGGGCTAGCTGCCATAGGTGGCCGAGTTGAAATTGCAGCGGGCGCGCGTGACGTGTGCGCCGTAGGTGTCGGGGTCGAGCTTGCGCAACGCGTAACGGCACTCCTCCAGCACTTCCTTGACCGGCATCACAAACTGCTTGCCGGTCGTGGTATTGCCGCTGCCCCACGTCATCAGCGTCTTGCCCTCCGTCACCAGCGTTTTCGCCGCGGCGCGGATGGCAAGCACCTCGCTCTCGGTGAAGTCGGCAAAGATTCCGGTGGCCATGCTCGGCACACCGTAGCATTAGCCGTCCTTATTGGCAAGCGGACTGATAACTTCCGCTGATACTTCAACCGGCGAAGAATCAACGCCGCGGCTGAATGAGCTGGCGTCCATCGCAACAAAAGCCATCAACAAACAGTCGCCGTAATGGTTGTTGCCCGCGTCTTTCCAGCGCCATACCGTGCTCCCGCGCGCGTTCTTCTCGGGCTCTCGGCGCTCGTCCTGCAGCTCGGCCACGAAGTCAGCGCCGCAATCCTCGGGAATCTCAAAGAGCGGGCCCTTGCCTTTGAGCACGTAGAGATATAAGCGATCCTTATACGGCCCGTTGGCCCATTCGATGCGCGTCACGCCTTTGGTGTTGGCCTTGCTCGTGCCGATGAATGGATCAACCGACTTGACGCGGAACGGCCGCGAGAGGATGCGGCCATTGGGCAGCTTGTGCGCGAACGAGTCTTGTGCGCTGCCCCGCATCGCAATCCAGTTCCATTGCACACAAGCGCGCAGGATTTCGGTTTGCCGGTTGCCGTCGGCTGAGTCGATGAACACGCCGCGGTTGGCGACGCCGATGCGTTCCTGCAGGGCGCGCAAGTCGTCGAAGGTGGAGAGGCGGCCGTAATCGACCACGCGCATTTGACCGCCTTCGCGCAACTGGCAGGCGGTGAATCTCAAGTGATCCTTTTGCACGTCCACTGCAAGAATGCGGGTCACGCGGCGCTTGTCCTGTTCGTCTGGCTGCCACCATTGGCCGCGGTTAAACTTGCCGCAGAGCCGCATGATTTCCTCGGCATCGGCGGTGTCGCCGGACACCATCCAAGGTTCGCCGAGCGTTTCGCGAACAAAGGACTTGAGCGGTTCAAGGTTGCCGCTTTCCGCGAGTTCCTTGGCGTTGATGAACTCACAAACGATGTCATCCCATTTCACCCACAGCGAGTAGGCGGCCCACCAATGAAACGACTCGACGCCGGGCTCGGGTGTCGGGTTGCGGTCGAAGCGCTCCAGCGTTTGCAGCAGCTTGAACTGTTCGGCCTGGCGGAACTCGACTTCGCACGTTTCGCATTGGTAGCGCACCGTTTTGCGCAACTCAGCCCAGCACCATCGGCCGGCCGGTCGCGTGGCATCGTTCACATCCCAGATGAAGCCGCCCTTGGCGCGTGCCTCGGGGTGCAGGATAGACTTCTCGCGGCCGAACCGGAACGGCTGGCGGTGACCGCACGACGGACAGGCGAAATGAAAAAAGGTCTGCGTGCCCTGTAGCCAATGGCTGTGCATGTCCGAGCCCACATCCATCGGCGTCGAAATCAGCACCTGCTTAGACTTGAGGTAGGAGCGGACGCGCTTCATCACCTTCTCGAGCGAGCCGGCCTTCCAGTCGTCCACTTCATCACAAACCAGCCAACGAACCGGCGTTGACTTCAGCTTGCTCGGAGAGTTCGCGCCGCGGAAGTAAAGCGGCATCGATGCGAACTGGATCAGGTTGAGCGTTTTCTCGGCGCGAACCGTGGGCATTCGGCGGGCCAGCTCGGGGATGTTTTCAAACAGCGGCAGCAACCGGGCCTTGGTGAACTCGTCGCAGGCTTCCTCCGACGCGGCCACCCAAAACATCGGGCCGGGCGCTTCGCAGATGGCCCACGCGGCGAACACCATGAGCGTTTGCGTCTTGCCGGCCTGCGCGGACACCATCACGACCACCTTGCGCGAGGTCGAGTTTTGCAGCGCGGCGAACACCGGCCGAACCATTGGCGAAACGTCGGTGCGATATGGTCCCTCTATCTGCGAAAGGCCGGTGAGGTCAACGCGTCGCTCGGCCCATTCGTGCAGCGGTTCGTCGCTCGGCGGGGTGAGCCACGTCTCGACTAGCTGGGCAAGCCGAGTGTTTGCAGTGCCTTTTTTTTTTCGCTTTCGGGCACGTGCGGCAGCTTGGCCACTTCGCGCAACACCGACCGCAACCCGTCGTTAACCCGCGTGCTGATGAACTCGGCGGGTTGATTATGGCAGACGTTGGCCACGCCGTCACCGAAGTTGCAAAGGCGTGCCACCATCGCCGACAAGATGGATGATTCAACCGCGGCAACGTCGTCAATGGCCAGCAGCTTGCCCTCTTGCAGATCCGCCTGCGCCTCGGCAATGCGCGCCTTGGCCGCTTTCTCGCGTGCCTTGGATTCGTCGAAGCCGACCGAACGCCGCTGCGCAAGTCCCTTTAGATGCGCGACATAGTTACGAACGGACTCATCCATGCGAAACAAGCCGCGCGCGGTTTGGATTAATGTTCCTTCTTTCTGAAGATTGCGGATGGTCTGCGTGCTGACGCCAAAAAGCTCGGCGAGTTCTCCCGTGGAGATTTCAACGCCGCGCGTCTTTTCCGTCTTACGCATTGATTTACAATAGCCTACACAAAGCAAAACGCAAACCACCGACCTGTTAGGGGCACAGTCGAGAACTCGCAACC